TCACCAGTAGAAAAATTTCTAGCTGTCGTACTTTCTTGTGCACGAGTAACAGTTAATACATTACCGGATCTAGCCGTAACTTTTACAATTTCTAAATTATTTGATGCATCTATAAGAGTTGCTCTAAAATATTCACCGCCTGTTAAAGATGGAAATTTTGTTCCACCACCAGATACAACAGTTATACTTGTATCAGAATTTGTAATGCCAGACGCTAATGTAGATATAGCATTATTAGTAAACTTTATTGTCATTTAAAGCCCCTTTGTTTTAACTTACAGTCACAGTCCATGTAATCCCTAATGTATCAGCCGCACCTTTGTTTATCACAGAAAATACAGTTCTACACAATAGAGTACCACCTGAACCTGCATTTAATAATCCAGCTTCCGTAATAGCACCTGTACCTGTACCAGCACCAAATGATGCAACATAAGCCACAGCATTATCAGTAACAGTAGTAGAAGTAAGAGCAACACGCCCTGCCTCACTACCTAGTGCAGTATCGCCAGCTGCAGCTGCAGTTGAATCTGTACCAATAGCCATGTGTGACATAGCATCATCTGTAGTATCTTTTAATCTAGACGCAATTAAGTTTTTACCTGTGGTAACAACTAAATTAGGTACTACAACTTCTTGCTTTACGTTTCCTTCTGGATTAGTAACAGTAATTTTAAGTTCGCCTGTTACTTTAATTAAATCATTAATCATTCATCCGTCTCCTTAAGTATTAGCTCCAGCTGAAAGTGGAGTAGCATTACATACATGTCCACCCAACGAACTATCATCAACATCAGTATAATGGAATGTGACAACAAGTCCAGCGTTGGATGAATCGCCTTCTGTTATTTTATCATCGTTAACTATGATTTGCCCTACATAACCAGGTCCACCAATGATACCTGTATTAGGCTCATCTCTGGTAAATATAAACCCGACTGTACCATCAGATATGTTAACAAGTTCTGGATACATACGTGTTGTAGACCCAAGAGTAAGTGTTGTACTTATGCTCTCAGACGCAGAAACACTGTCTGTAGATACTAAATCTACAGTTATAGAATTTACAGCATCCGATGGTATAACACTATCAGCCTTAACTATACTTGGTTGTAAAATTGAAGACTCAGACATAGTTACTGAATCAGACCTACTAGTCGTAAACTCTTTAGCATCAGACTCAGATGCAGATACTGAATCAGTAGGGACAGTATTTATAGTTTTTACATCAGACTCAGACACAGATACTGAATCAGTAGGGACAGTATTTATAGTTTTTATAGTAGATTCAGATGCCGTTACGCTGTCAGATTGTGGTATATCTGGCTGTAATGCTGGTGAATCAGAGGCTGATACTGAATCTGTTTTACCTGCAGGTGTTATTGTTTTAGCATCAGAATCGGTAACATTTATAGGGTCTGGATCAACATCATCATCACTTGGGTCAAAATCTACTGAAGAATTTATTATCTTATTTGGTGTATCAGTAACTGTTACTGAATCAGACTTAACTAGCTGAGCATCAAAAACTGGGTCACTATCTGAAGATGTAACAGAATCACCTGGAATTAGACTAATTTCAAAAACTGGGGAGTCAGTTATAGATACTGAATCAAATTTCTTACGTGTTGGTATTAATTCAAAAGCTTTTATACCTAGCCTAGAAGTATTTACTGTAGCTGATATCTTATTACCATCACTAACTACAGAACTAACACTATTAACACTAACGCTAAATGATATAGCCGTTGCTGCAATAGCGGATACAAGTCTTATATTAGCCATTAGAAGTTACTTCTTACTCTAAACTTTAGTAGGTCATATACAGTGTGTAAACTACCATTGAAGTTAACTACTATCTCACCTTCATATGAGCCTTCATCAACATCTAATTCACCACTAGTAAAATTAAATTGTACTTTACCATCAGAACCATCATTAGTTTTTGCACAGCTAATCGTTGATAATACTGATGTCCCACCTACAGCTCTAAACTTTACTGATACTGAAGTAGTAGCCGCTGATAAGTCTAATGCAGTATTAGCCACATCATCGTTTAATGTTAATTGTATGAGTGGTAACTCATCTCCTTTTACTAATCTAATTACATCTGCCATAGTCTACTACCCAAATGGTTGTCCTTGAACTCTCATGGATGCTCTTCCAGCACCAAGATTAGCTCTAGCTCTACGCTCCGATAATTTAAATGCAAACTGTTTTGCATGATATGAAGCTAATTCTCTATCACTCCAGCTATTATCTGGTAATACCAACAAATGCTGTAGTGCTCCATGCATGATAACATTTTCTAATTCATCTAAAACTGTTTTATCCATACTTGTTGCTGATCTCAATGGTTTTAAACATACAATCATTCTTATATCATAGGTCTCAGCACTATCTGGTACTGGTGCTACTGAGAAATGATCGGGGTCTAACTGAGCTATATATCTAGGTTTTGCCCTATTATCAGTAGGTTGATTAGGCCATTTAGGGTATAACTCATATAACTTATCTAAAGTTACTGGCTCTAATACTTCATCATTTACTGTAGCTGTAATAAATGCATGTACTTCAGCATCTGATGGAGACTCATATGCATAATCGTGAGCTCCCACAGTCAAACGTATTCTTGGTTGTTCATACCGCCACGCTAGAGTACGTTCACATGCTTCTATCGCAGCATCCCGAACATAATTCTCTACAACAGGTGTTGGACATCCTGGAACACTTGGTAGTAATCTATTTACTATATCTGAAAAATTTCTTGTTCCTGCCATTATGTGAGGTCCTCCTCAATCTTTTGTTTGTTTACTGGCTGTAAACCTGCAGTTTCTGTATCTGTAAATATTCTATTAGAAGCAGAAACTCCTAATGCTTGTGTAAATGATTTCAAAAATAATTCTGCTCTACCTGAATTGACATGCTCGTTATCAATAGACTCAGCTAGATATACTGTCCCATCTACAACAGCTGGTAGAAAAGCATCTGGTAGTAAAGCCACTGTAGTTGTCCCATCATAAGTAGGAGGAGATTGAGAGTACTCTACTTTTAATACCTGAGAAGCTGGAGCTTTTGGGTATATAAAAAATTTGTTTGGGTTTCTAGCATGCCTCATAAAATTTCTACATGCACCTGCTGTATCGTTAATCCATTGTGGATACGATTGATCTAAAATTTCTCTATTTGTTTCTATTACTCCGCTACCACCTACAACAGAAAATACTTCTATAAGTCTTATAGAATCACTAGGGGCAGATTGTAATACCTCATTTTCAGTACATGTAACTGTACCCATATATGCAAATAAGTCTGGCCTTAATACTGAAATACGTTTAAGAGCTTGGTTTGCAAACCCTAAAAGTACTGTGTCAGAATAACGTTGAGGAGTATTTTCATCCTGTATTAGCCTTCTAACTTCAGTAATGACATCATTTAAAATCATTTTAAAATTCTAATCCTTTTGTAGCTTCTTCAGCTAACTCTATATTAACAGCTTTTTCCTCTTCAGGAATCACTTCTGTTTTTAAATTTACCTTTGTTTTTCTACCTTTTTGTTTTTTAGGTAAAAATTTTTCTGGAAAAGCCTGTTCCTCAGTGACTTCTTCAGTTAATGGGTTATCTGCGAGTATTTGATTCCACCCATAAATCTCACCGTCTTTTGTATTCCTTAACCATCTTCCTGCCATTTTTATCTCCTTTTAGATAATCGGGGGGTTAAAGTTACCCCCCGACCATTGTTACGTTTTACTCTGAGCAATCAACCATTACTACAGTTAAAGTCATAACTGCTGTGTCTGCTGCGTTAACAGTAGTCACATCAATAGTGTCAGCTGCAGTATAGAACTTACCATGAGCAAGTGCGGTTGCAGCTCCGGCATCAGTGATATAAGCCGCAACTGCGTTGCCATTTACACCATCATGAAAACCATCTGGATCAGTACCGTCACCAACATCAAGAGTTAGTGTACCGCCTTCAGCAGTTGTCACATTTAAAGCCACGTGAGTGACTAGAGTATTCGCTGGAACTCTAATTACTTCAAGTACATCAGCCGCTGCAAGAGCTGTAAGCCCTGCTGCTGCTCGTGCTGTAGTAATTGCTGCGAAGTCTAGCTCCACGCTAATGGTTGAAACTTTGTTTATACCTTTAGCAGAGTGTGCTGCACCAGTACCAAGTTTGTAACCTTTACCATCATTATAAGTAGGCATATCTAATTATCTCCTATGGTTATACAGTTACAATCATTGTAGCAAGAGCTTCTGGTTTAACGACTTTATAACCGTAAACTTGAAGGCCACGAATGATGTTACCGAAAGTTGTTTCTGAACGGATTGTCTCCATGTTTGTCATTTGTGACGCAAATGTGAACCCCATTGTGTGTCCACCAATTACGCTGAACTCACTTCCGTTCTTATATAGATTGTGACTTACATAAACTGTAAATCTGTCAATCATACCTAGACGACCATTTCTTAATGGTGAGCTTCCATCACCAGTAATAGATGCATCTTTAAGATCTGATTGCTTGATTAAGCCAGCCATTTTTGCAGGTATTACAAGAAAACGCCCTGCTTCAGGACAGTTAGCTTCATCAAGAACTGTACCCATATCGACAATTTTACCAATTACGTTTGTAGTGGTAAGTGCCTCTGGAGTACCTGCTACACCAAGGTCAATGTTACCAGAGATTGCTCCAGCTGTTTGTCCTTTGTTACTTGCAGATACGTCAGGTAACAAATCAGTTAATACTCTTTGGTCAATTTTAATCTTCATACGCTCTGAAGCGTCTTTAGACCATTGATCCATCATAGCAATATCTGATTGTACTTCATCTACATCGTCTTCAACACAAGCGAAGTATTCGCCTTTGTCGATTAGCAATTGTAGTTTAGCTTTGTCAGGATTCTCTACTGTAAGAGTTTGACCCTTAACATAGGTTTGAATTGTTATTTCAGGAGTTGTACGGATATTGACCGTATCTCCCATATTACGAATTTCACCTTCGTAATCGGTGTTTGAGATTGCTGATAATACAGTTGCATCATAGAAATTCTCAATTAATTTACCAGACCATATTTCAGGTATAAAGTTACCTGTATAATTAGGATGACCTGATGATGTTGCAAAAGCCATAATAGCCTCCTTTTACTATTAATTAACTATGCGACCTTCTCGCTGTGCAGCGAAAATGTCACGTTCCATTCTGCCACGCTCATCATCTCTTCCCTTATACTTACCTGTTCTAACATCTTTAAAAAATTTTTCGATGTCTTTAGGTGAATAAGTTTTAGCATCATTAGTTACAGGTTGTCCAGCACGTCCTCGTCCCGGAGCAACTTGCTTTTGTAATTCAGCAGATTGCGTAGCATTTTTCTCACGAGCACTATTACCAATACCACTTACACCTTCAAAAGTTCTAAAGAAATTTATAACTCTACCAACATCTAGTTTACGCTGTGCGTCTTCTAAATGTGTCTGGCGGTTAATACCTGTTAGTGGATCTACCTCTAGAAGCCAAGATTGAAAATCTGGATTGCTATTAGTCTCATTCCAATTAGGTATTTCATGGTTTAAAGTATCCCAAAACTGTTTTTCAGAACTAGTTTTTTGTTGCTGTTGAACTTGCTGTACTTGTGGTACAACACCTTTCAACGCTGCTATTTCTGCTTCCAGCTGTTTAACACGACCCAATTGTCCTGCTATTTCTTCTTTAGCTGCTTTACGCATGATTTCAATAGAATCACCATAGTCTTCCATTTCAGCATCAGTAATTAATTTTTCAACTGTTACTTCTTTTTCAACTGGCTTTTCTACTTTATTCATCTCGCCTAGTAAAGATTCTAACTGGGATACACGACTGTTTAATTCTCTGTTCTGTGCATTTAAGCTCGGAACTTCTTTATTATACATGCCCTGTAACGTTCTATACTTTTGTTCCCATGTTTCCTTTTTTTCTTCTTTGTCTGTTTCGCTGTGCTCTTCAGCTACAGACTCAGTTGCTTGCTCTTCGACACTGTCGGCCTGCGACTCAGCTACTACTTCAGTAGAAGCCTCAGCTTGTTTTTCTTCAGGCACTTTTTCTCCTGATTCCAAACCAGCATTAGATTCTGCTGTTTCATTGTTGAGTTCTTTATACAATGCTTGTACATCCTCAGATTGCTTTTGAACTTGCTTTGGTATTGCCATAATGTTTCGCTCCTAACGGTATGCGTTAACTAACAGCTGTCGTCATGACTTTGCTGTATTATCAGGGGACTCTTTTATTACTGTATATATCTCTTTCAAAACTTGACACCGCCCCTGTGCAAGTGACACGTTTTGAGTAACATTAGGTAGCTGCTTTAACTCGTGGTTTAACCATCCCTCTAACCATTCCAGTGTTTGAGGGTGTTGGCGTGCCATAATAGCTAAAGCCTTAATAACGTCTGGTTCTGGTCTAATCAAGATTGACCTCCAGTGTTACGGTTACTAACTGTGTTTGCTGCCATTCCACCTTTTGGGGAACCATCTGGTTGGGTTGGTGTTGGAGCTTGTTGCGACTGTGTCGCTCCAAACTGTGCTGCCATCCTTTCCTGGTATCGTCCTTTCTCCCTAGTTGGAATAATTTCATCCACAGGCATTTGCAAACTTTTAGCCACTTCTCTAAGAATAGAGGAGCGACCTTCCTTACCAACAATTTCCATATCAACTGGGTTGGCGGTTGCATTAAGGAATTCAATTCTACGAAGATTAACAGTTTCTTTAACTGCGAGATTAACTGCACCTTTTGGCAGAATCTCTACGTCTCCTTTAATGGATTCGTCTTCATCATATCGCATATTATACACAAACTGTCTGTGTACAACAGGTTTTATAATATCGGAATCTATATGCATAACTACTTGACGTATACCTTTACCTGCTGATCCCATCAGCATAGATAGTCCTGATGCTGTACGACCAGCACCTTTTACATTCAAATCACCATATACATACGATGGTATACCTGAATGATCGTCAGCTAGTTTACTAAATCTTTCATATACACTCATTAGTGTATTTGCATTATCAGCTGGCTGATTAAATCTAACTGCAGGAGAACTTGACCCTAGTGGATCGTTTGTTACCTGCCATATTTTCCATGGGTGCATCTGTGTAATATCTTCGTTAGGTGGAATCCTTTCTAGATTAACTTCAACCTGTGGCCCACTTGATATACCCATGTTGTTAACTAATGCACGAGCTGCTGCATTACATACACCTTGTAAATCTTCTATAATTTCTGGTATGCCTTTACCCCAGAAAGCTCCTGGGTGCTTGATAAATGATGTCTTAGCATATGGTTTTTCACCTAGTGGGTCATAGTTTAGTACAGCTTTGATAACATAATTACCTACCATCCATACGTTTGCATCATACTCACGAGCTTGATCAGGTACTTCTTCTTCAGTTAGCCCCCACTCTACAAGCATTTTACCGCTTACCTTACCCCAAAATTCTACAGCATCATATATTTCTGTAGGTCTATCAAATGCGTGAAACTTTCTTTCTTCTTCATCTTTAGCTAGTTCTACATCTTCTGATATCCATGAATCACCATTACCATAATCTAATACTTCTCTAATTGCATCATCATCGTAACCTGGCACACCTATTAGATCTGCTAACTCTGTACGACTTAATGGGTGATGTTCAAATAAATATCCATCATTGATATTAGTAATTCCAGGTTCTGGATACATTCTAAATGGATCTACACGTTCAAACTCTGGTGCTATAATTTCATCAGCTTCTACTGTGGTATTACCCATTTCATCTTTTGCGTAACTTAACTTCCTTTGTCTACGAACAATAGGCCCTTTAATAAAAGCACAAGGGTAAGTTACTAAATCTGTAATAAAGTCATTGAATGATTCACCCCAACCACCTTGTGCAAACTGGTCAGAGATTTTAGTTTTCATTCCACGAGCTCTATTGTCAGCGGCCTGCAATAATTTAAATCTATATTCTTGAGCTACCATTTCTCTAAGCTCTCCCATTCTAGCTGGATCTGGTGCTTGCCCTTCTCTTTCTATAATCGTTACAACGTCTGCAGCAAATGATCTTTCTATCTCTGCTAGTTGACCAGGTTCTAATTCAGGTATTGGTGTAGACTGCAAATCCCATGGGGGTGTTCCTGTCTCTAGTAATATATCACGAAGCCAACTTTCAGCTGCTCTACACTTGACTTCAGTAATCATCATGTAAATATCAGAGCCGCCTTGTTGTTTTATTTGGTTAAGTTTATCTGCTTCGTACTCTCCGTTTCTTTGGCGAAGACCTTTGAGCATAATATTTTCTATAGGTTTTTTAGCTTGACGTGCTGCGTCCCAGCATTTACGTAAATGAGAAGCAAGCCCTAAAATTAGAGGTTCGTTTTGCCTTTCTTCTAAAGCTTTCTTAGTAGCTTCTTTCTCTCTTCGAGTTA